TTCGGCGAAATCAGGGCTGAGGTCTCCATCGAAGGTGATGCCGGACCTCAGCAAAGTCTCGTGAGTCATCCGTTGCATCACCCAGCCCTTCGCGATGTCGTGCACCGATCTGGCGAGCCAGAGCCCTGCTCAAACCGACGTTCACCGCTGCTCCAACTCGCACCACATCCGCAGCCCCCCCCCCAGCGCAATCTCAACCCTGATATCCGAACAGGAAGCCCCCCCTATGCCCGCCGTCATCGACAAGCCGTCGCAGCTGTTTTTTGCCATTGCCGAGACCCTGCGAGGGGCGGGCCTTGGCCTCAAGGTTGGCAGTCACCAGGACTTCGATGGTCTGCTCGACCAGGCCTGGGTGCTGATGGCGATCGAGCGCGATGCCCCGGGGCTGCGCAGCCAGGAAGGGCGTATCGCCCATGTCCTGACGATCTCGCTGCAAGCCGTGGCGGCTGTGGGGAGCGAGCGTTCCGGGTTCGAGGCCTGCGATCTGGCGAGCGTGCTGAAGGATCTCGCTACGGATAACCGTTGGGGCCTCCCGGCAGTGCAGTGCGACCTGCCGATGAACCTCGAGGGTCTGCCCTCGACCCTGATTCGCGGCGAGCAGCAATACGCCGCCTGGACGCTGTCGTTCACCCAGACGCTGTACCTCGGCCAGCCATTGCTGGACGACCCGACCGGCATACCGAAGTTCGCCCGCACCTGGGAAGTCTCGAACATCGACGACCCCGACCAATATCAAGCACTTGAGGGCTGAACCATGTTTGACGAGCTGCTGCGTATGCAGCTGGGCCCGATCATCGAGCGACTGGCGGAAATGGAAACCGAACTCGATGACATGCACCGGCGAGCGGAAAACCATTGCCGTATCGGTGTATGCCAGTCGGTCGATGCGGCCAGCAACACCTGCCGGGTCAGCCACGGAGAGCTGCTGACGCCGGCAATCAGGTTCTTCAACCCCAGCGCCGGCGCGCAAAGCGAATCGCGCATTCCTTCCGTGGGCGAGCAGTGCCTGCTGCTCAACTACGGTGGCGGCGACGGCGGGGCCCAGTCGGTGGCGCTGTTCGGCCTCAACTGCGACCGCTTTCCACCGGTGTCGACCCTGGCCGCGCTGACCCGCCGCCAATACGCCGATGGCACCCAAAGCAGTTATGACGATGCCGGCCATGTCTTGAGCTGGAGCAACGGCCCGACCGCGCTCACCGCTTCCCGCGAGGCGGTCGAGTTGAGCATCGGTCCCGCCCGGCTGGCGATGAGGCCCGAGGCGATCGAGCTGCGGCTGGGCGCGGTGGGCATCTTGCTCGACAGTGCCGGCATTCACTTCAGCGGCCCCTTGGTGGAGCACCAGGGCCGCGTTATCAGCCCTTGATAAGAGGCTTTCCATGATTGGAGTCGATAGAAACACCGGCGCCGCGGTCGATGACTGGCTGCAGTTCGTGCAGCGCGCGACCCGCGCCCTGACCACGCCGCTGGGCACCCGGCAGAAGCGCCCTTTATACGGCTCGCTGATTCCCGACCTGCTGGGCCAGAACCTTGGCGATGATCTGCTGATCCTCGCTCAGAGCCATGCCGCGCAGGCGTTCTACAACGAGCAGAACGGCATCGGCGATTTCGAGCCGCAGGTCATAGTCGCCAGCCGGCGCGGCGCCGGGCTGCTGTTGCGTTTCGCCGGCACCTGGAAAAACCGCCAACAGACGTTCGAGGTCGTGACATGAGCATGCTGATACCTGGTGAACACCAGTTGGCCGAGCCGGCCATTGTCACTGTCGATGAATTCGAGACGCTGCTCGCCGAGTTCAAGACCTTCGTCGTCGATTACGTGGCCCAGCGTTCCCCCGTCCATGCGCAGAAACTGCAGGCCAGCCTGGCCAACGAAAGCGAGCTGCTGACCCTGGCGCTGGAAGCCTTCTGCCTGCGCCTGCAGACCCATGAGCGCAAGTACAACGCCCGCATCAAGCAGATGCTGGCCTGGTGGGCCACCGGCAGCAATCTCGATGCGCGCCTGGCGGACATGGGCCTGGAGCGGCAGTTGCTCGACCCGGGCGATCCGGCGGCCTTTCCGCCGGTGCCCGCGGTCTATGAAAGCGACCAAGATGCACGCCTGCGCTACTACCTGGCGCCCCATGCGCCGGCCGCCGGTTCGCGCATGCAGTATCGCCGCGAAGTCTTCACCCTAGGCGAGCGGCCGACGGTGAAAGTGGACTCCACCGATGCAGGCGTGGTGACCGTCACCTACACCTTCGACCCGGACGGTTACGCGGCGCGAGTCAAGGATGGCAACGGCCGCCGTACCGCGCCGGGAGAAGTGCAGGTCACCGTGCTCTCGCGAGAAGGCGACGGCACGCCGTCCGAGGACCTGCTCGAAGGCGTGCGCCGACACTTTGCCCGACCGGACGTGAAACCGGAAACGGATCGGGTGACGGTGCAGGCGGCACAGATCAAACCCTACAAGATCCGCGTGGTGGCCAAGATCAACCCGGGCCCCGATTCCGGACTGACCCAGGTCGCCACACAGCGGCAACTCCAGGCCTACGCGGACAGCTGTCATCGCCTGGAAGGGCGGGTGGATCCGAGCTGGATCGATTACACGCTGCATACGGCAGGTGCGGTACAGCTGGAGATTCTCGAGCCATTGCAACCGATCGTGACCACGGCTTTCCAGGCTCCATATTGCACGGGGGTTGAAGTGGAGGTGCGCATCTTATGAGTGACGACACTGCTCGCTTGAGCCTGCTGCCGGCCAACAGCTCGGCGCTGGAGAAGGCCCTCGATCTCAGTTTCACCCGCTTGCTCGAACGTGTGGATCCGCCCTTTCCCGAACTGATGAGCCCTACCCAGACCCCTGTGGACTTCTTGCCTTATCTGGCGGCAGATCGCGGGGTCAGCGAATGGGACGCGGAGGCCAGTGAAACCGAAAAACGCCTGACCGTCTCGTTGTCCTGGCAGATCCAGCGACAGGCCGGGACCCACAAGGCCCTGAGCCACGCCGTCGAATCCCTGGGGTTCATGCCCAACATCGCCGCCTGGTATGAGCAGCGACCGCTGGGCAAGCCCTACACCTTCGATGTGCAGGCAATCATTGTCCGGGACTGGTCCAGCGGTGATCACAATCGCTTGATACGCCGCATCAACGCCGCCAAGAGCGAGCGCGACGACGGCACCATCACCATCGTCCATCAAACCACGGGTGGGTTGCGACTGGCCGCTGGCGCCGATCCTGGCCTGAGCATCAGCGATGACAGCCAGCCTGGGGCCTTGCCCGAGGTCAAGCTGCACGGATCGCTGAGCATGAGTTGCGCTGCACATACACCGCTGAGCACTGGCGAACTCTGTCTTGACGGAGCACTGCCTGAATTTGGGCTCGGCGCCCGGTTTAACAGTGCCGGGGTTTCCCAGCACTACACCATTAACGACTACGACCTCAGGGCGCAGCTATGACAGAAGACATTACGCGCTTGGTTCGCTTCACTTCCGCCGGTCTGGATGAAGTGTTGGCGGCAAAGAACCAAGGCTTGAAAGGTGAGATCACCCACATCGGCGCCGGCACCGGCCGCTACAACCCGGATGGCACGGAAACCGCACTTCGCAACGAGCGACAGCGAGTGGCGATCGTGGATTACGAGGACCTGGGTGATCGGCAACTCAGAATGGCCGCGTTGTTTGATGGCGAGGATGAGTATGAAATTGGCGAGTTCGGTTTTTATCTCGCCAGTGGGACCTTGTTGGCAGTGTATTCCGTTGCCGGGAAGTTGCTGACTTACAAAGCGGCGGCGGCGCGGGTGTTGCAGAAGTTCACGTTGGATATTTCGCCGTTGCCGGCGGATAGCGTGACGATTGTTGTGGGTAATGAAAACCTCAACGTATTGTTGGCTGAAGAGATCGCCCTCTTGGCGGCAGCCTCCATCGACAATATGTCACGTCATGTGGAATTGATGTGGCGTGTGAGGTCTTTGGAAGCTAAATAACGATGACATGTTAAATGTTTTTCGGTATTGCCAGGTCACCAATATCTTATCTGGTGTGTGTTTCATAAGTGCGCAGCGTGTTTTTACATGGGCGTTTTTAATATAAATTAGGTTTATGGGGTATGTATGGGAATTGAAGCGACCATCACGAAAGTAGTGGATGCATGTAACAAGCTAACAGAGACGGTCACTAATCAAATCGGTAAGATCGATGCTCGAGTGGATACCGCATTCAATCAGTTCACCAGTTGGCGTAATAGTGTCCAGGCAAAGGATATCAATGGTCGGGCGTCTTATACGCAAGTAATTGATTTGACGGGGCTGTCGACAAATATTTTTTATCCTGTCTGGTGGCGGATGCCGGGCAACGAGGAGGGGATCTCTGAGATTGTGATTTCTCGAAACTTCAGTCGAGACACCGAGAAAAACCCGTTTAATAACAACTTCGAACCTCATGTGGCGGGTTTGAACCTGCAAATGGAAGGGTGTGGAGTCCCTTGGAACGGTGATGCAAATTTCTTGACTATGAAGCGTATCTCGCAAACTTATCGAGAGACTGTTCGCCGTGTGGAGTTTGGCATGCTGAGTATTGCCAGACCTGTTACCGGGGTTAAGCCTATGTGGAGCGGCATTGTCTCCGGGACCTTGACCAATTCTCCGCAGGAGTCAGGATGCTATTTGCGTGGGGGGCTTTCTTATGCCATCACCAAGAGCTTTTCAAATCCTGTGAGCTTTAGCCGTGTTGAAACTGAAGTGAAGATCAGTGAGTCGGTCATGCCAGAGTATGAAATCTCCTGGTATGTAAAACCCTACGCAATCGGTGCTAAAGAGCTGAATGAGACCTACCCGGAAAACAGAATGGCTTACACCCTCGACAACGATAAACGCTACGCAGCCAAGAGCGCTTAAATATGACTGGTTATATCAATAAACTCATAACCGTTTCGGGTGAAACACTGATCAATGTGCCGGCAGACCGGCCCACACTGGTTGCGCTTGGATTCAGTGATCTGCGTGCCGACGAAATCTGCCTGGAGGTGGAGCGCGCAACAATCCTGGAAAACGTGCTTGCTGCCCGACGCACCCTGTATATCACTGAAGCGGACCCCCTGTTCCTCGAGTGGCAATACGACGAAACTCCTGAAAAGGAAAAAGCCTGGCGCGACAAGGTTGCTCAAATCAAGGCGCTCTATCCACTGCCTGATCGTACTTAATCTCTCACCGCGAAAGCGGTTTTTTTTCGCCCGCACAAAGCCCCGCAGAGGGGCTTTGGCGCTTTTGCGTCTGGAGAAATACGCACATGTCCATCCGCCAGAAATACACCGTCCTGGTGCCGTTCCCCACCGGCGGCGGCCACTGGTCGAGCGTCGGCCAGCAACTGGAACTGCTCGATGTCGAGGCCAGTGCCCTGCGTGCCGCCGGCCGCCTGGAACTGACCAGCGTCCTTGAAACGCGCCAACAGGCCGAACCGGCCACCCCATCCACCGCGGCCAAAAAGGCCGCTGCCAAGAAGGCTGAATAACCATGGCTGAGGTTCTGAACTTCGAGCACAACGGCATTACCGTCAATGCCACCGAATCCCCCGAGGCCATGGGTGGCCTGGGTGACAACGTCATCGGTCTGGTCGGCACCGCGCCGAAGGCCGACCCGCTGATTCCGCGCAATGCGCCGTTTCGCATCAACAGCTTCACCACCCAGGCGCTGCTGGACCCGACCGGTGCCGAGTCGGGCACTCTGTTCCAGGCGGTGTACCAGATCCTCAAAGTGGTCAAGGTTCCGGTCTATGTGGTGATCGTCGAAGAGGGCGCGACCCCGGCCGACACCGTCAACAACGTGATCGGCGGCGTCGATGCCACCACCGGCCGCAAGCTCGGCCTGGCTGCCCTGGGCAGCGTCCCGGAAGACCTGACCATCATCGGCGCGCCGGGCTTTACTGGCACCAAGGCGGTGGCCGGCGAATTCGCTTCCTTCGGCAAGCGCATCAAGGCCCGTGTGGTGCTGGACGGCAAGGACGCCTCGGTCGCCGACCAGGTGATTTACAGCAAGGAACTGGGCGGCGCGGACCTGGGTTTCGACCGTTGCCTGGTGGTGCACAACATGCCGGCCGTGTACTCCAAGGCGGCCAAGAAGAACGTGTTCCTGGCGCCGTCGAGCCTGGCCATCGCTGCGCTGGCCAAGGTCAAGCAGTGGGAGAGCCCGGGCAACCAGGTGACCTACGCCGAAGACGTTTCGCGCACCGTGGAATACAACATCCTCGACACCTCGACCGAGGGCGACCTGCTCAACCGCTACGGCGTCAGCTACTACGCCCGCACCGTGCTCGGTGGCTTCTCGCTGCTGGGTAACCGCTCCATCACCGGCAAGTTCATCAGCTATGTCGGCCTGGAGGATGCCATCAGCCGCAAGCTGGTCAAGGCCGGCCAGAAAGCCATGGCCAAGAACCTGACCAAGTCCTTCATGGACCAGGAGGTCAAGCGCATCAACGACTGGCTGCAGACCCTGGTCGCCGACGAAACCATCCCGGGCGGCAGCGTGTACCTGCACCCCGAGCTGAACAGCGTCGAGAAGTACAAGAACGGTACCTGGTACGTGGTCATCGACTACGGCCGCTACGCGCCGAACGAGCACATGGTGTATCAGCTCAACGCCCGCGATGAAATCATCGAGCAGTTCCTGGAGGATGTTCTCTAATGTTTACCAACCGCGTAAGACAGGCCATCGCGGCCACCCTGCAAGGCCTGCCGTTGTCGGCGACCGTGGAAGAGTTCACCCCGCCGAAGATCGAATTCGAAATGGAAGCGATGACCGGTGGACGCTTCATCGCTGAAGAAATGGCCAAGAGCGGCAAGGCGCTGACGGCCACCCTCAAGCTGCAGGGACTGGGGCCGGAAATCATGCTGGCGCTGGGCGTGAAGCTGGGTGACGACATCCTGCTCAATGTCCGCGAGGCGGGCCAGGATCAGGATGGCAAGACCTGGTTCACCTACCACACCGTGGGCGGCAAGCTGAAATCCCTGGCCGAAACGGCCATGAAGATGAATGAAAAACCCACCACCACCCTGGAACTCTCCTGCCGTACCTACAACCGCATCGAGAACGGCGTGCCGGTGATCGACATCGACGTGCGCACCCAGAAGTTCGTGCTCAGCGGCGTCGACATTCTCGGCGACGCCCGTCGCGCCGTACTGATGCCGTAACCCGCGACACTTCCCCTCTGTAGGCGCGAGCGGCTCGCGATGACGGCCCGACAGCCCGCATCGCAAGCGCTGTTCATCTCCTGTCGCGAGCCTGCTCGCTCCTACCTTTTACATAGGAATTCATTCATGTCCTGGACGCCTCCGATCCATGCCCTGCTGTGCCCGATCACTGCCGACGACGAGTCGCAGATCGCGCAGATTCAGCTCAAGCCATTGTTCTACGCCGCGCAGAAAGAAGCGCTGGCCCGCGCCGGCGACGATGAGGACGATCAGTTCTTCGAGCTGGCCAAGCTGGCCACCGGCCTGTCGGCCAATGAGCTCGATCAGCTCAAGCGTCCGGACTACGTGAGCATCGCTCAATACGTCCATGACATGTCGACGCGCCCGGCTGCGTACTTTCTCCAGCAGGGCGTCGAGTCTGAAACGGCCAGCGATACCCTCGACGATGGGCCGGCGCAGGACGACCTGGACCAGGTGAACCTGCTATTGCCACTCGATGTGGCGGGCCAGCGCCTGACTTCCCTGACCCTGGAAATGCCCGCGCTGCGAGCGACCAAGGTGATGAAGAAGCTCAAGACCACCAAGGAACGCGCCGAATTCATCACCGCGCATTGCACCGGCCTGATGCTGCCCGACCTGGCGTTGCTCAGCGTGCCTGACTGGACGCAGTTGCAAGAGCGCATCGACGATTTTTTAAACAAACCGGCGGCCTTCTTTCGGAGCGCGACATCGAAGTGATTCTCGATGTGGTTCCGCTCATTTACTCGGTAAGTGAGGCGGAAATCCTGGAGTGGGACGCTGGCAAGGCCTTGCGCCGCTACGACATCGCGATTACTCGCCTTGGCGTGAAAGAGGAGTAGAGCGGGATGGCGAACAATCAGTTTTCGCTCAAGAACGCCAGCATGGAGCCGTCCTGGCTGGCGCCTGTCGGTACCGGCCAGCCAGATGACCGGAGCACAGCCGTGGCGAGCCCGGCAAATGCCGGCCTGTCATCCATCAGTTTCATCATGGCCCTGAATACCGCCAGCGTGGACATTCGTCTGCTGACTAAGGCCATCGACTCATTGAAATTGACGCTGTCGTCGCAACGCCCGTTGCAGCTGGCATCCTCCGGCAGCGCCAAGGCCGAGGCGAGCGGCGCCAAAGCCACGGACAAGGCCGCTAGTGGGCTTCAAGCGCCTGACCTGTTCAAGTCGGCGATGGCGATGAATGCGGCGCTGGCCGATCTGGGGAGAGTGGTTTCTCTCCCCGGCAATGAACGCGAGGAACTCGCGAAAGACAACTACCGCATGGCCAGTTATCCAGGCATCGCCGCGGGTGGAACCACGGCGGTCGATCTGGCGAAGCTTGAATACGCCGCTGCCAAGGCCGGGATCGAGAACGATAAAGGCGTGTCTCGACGACAGACCCTGACGGCATTCGGCGCTGACGCCGCGCTCATGGCAACCGCGTTCAAGATGCCGGGCAAGGATGCCGGGGACATGCTGGCCGGCTGGCGCACCTCGATGAAGCTGGACCGCAACCAGGCGCTCGATCTGGCAGACGCGACCAACCACCTCGGCAAGCTTCCGGGCGATGCCGAGGCGGCCGACATCGGTGTGATCCTGCAACGGCATGGCGCTGCCGCCACGGCGGCGGGGCTGGCCCCGGAGCAGGCGGCGGCGCTGACGGCGGCATTGCTCAACACCGGCACGCAAAAGGCCGATGCCGGAGCCGCGCTGAAAGGCATCGCTGCCGTGCTGGGCAAGGGCGAACCCAAGTCCGAGGCGCAGCAAGTGGCCTTGCAACGGTTGCACATCGACCCGCTGAAGCTGGATGGGGCAGGTGGCCTGACCAAGGTGCTGGAGGCGCTGCAAGCGCCCGACGTGTCGAGCCGGGAGCGTTCCGCGTTGGCCGCTACCCTGTTCGGCAGCGCGAATGGAGCTGCGTTGCGCCTGGCGCAACAACTGCCTGAGGTTCAAAAGGCCTTGGCGCAGGTCGCCGACAAGAAGCAGTACGCCACCTCCAAGCTGGGCGACCAGGGCTCGGTACGCCAGTCTGCATGGGCCCAGGCGAATACCTTCGATGCCCGCTTGAACCGGATGAACACCGCGTTCGGTTCCGCCCTCGCGCCAGTGGCGGAAGGGGCGATGGTGCCCATTGGTGGGGTGGTCGATGGCTTGGCCAGCCTGGCGACGGAGTTTCCGAAGATTGCTGCTGGCCTGGCCCTGGCCGGGGCCGCCATTGCGCCGGTGGTGGGGCGCTTGCTCAAGTCGGTGCTGGACGAGGTCTTTACCCAGGTGGCGAAGAAGCTCTTGAGCCTGGCGGCTCCGCGTCTGCCGTCGAGTATTGGCAAGCTGTTTGGCGAAGGCGGAGGCTGCTGCGGCGGTCCTCCGGGCGGTGGTGAAACCCGCGGCCCTAACAGAAGAGAGCGAAGGCAACGGGACAGGCAAGAAAAGAAAGATAGGCAAAAGAACCAAGCCAATACGGCGAGGTCCGCAACAAAAACCAGCTCTGCAGCTGCACCGCGCGCCGGCCTGATCTCGCGCATTGGCCGCGGATTGAGCGGCAGTTTCGCCGGTCTGCGCTCTGTGGCCGGCCGGGTGGCCAGTCGACCGCTCAAGCTGCTCAGGGCCGGTCTGAATGTGTTCAGGGGCGTGCGTAACCGCGATCCCAAGGCCATTGGTTCCGGCCTGGGGACCCTGGGTGGTGCCTGGGCCGGCAGCACATCCGGTGCCGCGCTCGGAGCGGCCCTGGGCAGCGTCGTGCCGATCCTCGGTACGGCTGTCGGCGGGCTGGTGGGTGGAGCCATTGGCGGATGGCTTGGCAGCGAGGCGTTCAGTCGGCTGGGGGGCGAGGTTGGAGACCGCTTGAAGTCGCCGGATGAAGTGAGCAAGAACCTTGCAGCCAGCTCGACTTCCTGCCAGCAGGTTACCTTCGCCCCGGTCATCAATATCTACGGCCAGGATCAGGCCACCTCCAGGCAACTGGTGGACATGGTGATCCAGCAAATGCAGATGCAGGTCATGCCTCTGATGATGACCAACCCGCTCGCGGTACGGCGCGACGTGGCCCTGACCGATGGAGTGATGTGATGCGACAGCAGATGGCGTTGGGCAATTTCATTTTCGGCTTGTCCACCGGCTTTGCCTACGACCGGCTTGAACGCAAGACGGACGGTGGCTGGGCCAGTATCGACATCATCACCAGCAAGCCGAAATCGCAGCAGGCCGGGCAGAAGCTGGAAACGCTGCAGATCAGTGGCAAGTCGATGTACGCCACGGGCATGGCGCGCCTGGACCAGCTGCGTGAGTTGCAGGCCGCCCGTGTGCCCTTGCCGCTGGTGGATGGCATCGGCCGCAACTGGGGGCGCTGGCGCGTCAACCTGGTGACGGAGGTGCAGACCTCCATCATCGATGACGGCACCGCGCTGGTGATCAACTGGACCATCAACCTCGAGGAATTCGTCAATGCGTAGGGTTCGAAGTATTGCTGGCGATTCGGTCAACCTGCTGCTCTACCGCGAGGTGGGACGTTGCGACGATGCGGTCGAGGAGGCGCTCTGGCGCCTCAATCCACTGCTGGCCGAGAAGGGTCCGGTGCTGCCGGCGGGTGTCTGGGTGATAGTGCCCGAGATCGAGTCCCGGCCGGTTGCCGCGACCCCGGTCTCGGCCTGGGACTAAGGAGGGCATATGACCCTGGGATTCACCCCGAGCATTGAGCTCTACGGCGCCAATGCCGCGCGCCTCAACGAACGGCTGATCAGCTGGACGCACATCGATGCGGCAGGTATCGAGTCCGACCAGCTCACGCTGACCCTCGATATCGAAGGCCTGGAAGGGCTTCCCGAACTGGGAGGGAAAGTCGGGCTGCGGGTGGGTTATCTGGAGTCGGGACTGGTGGATCGTGGCGAGTTCATCATCACCCGGCGCACGCCCAACCTGTTTCCGCCGCGCCTGACCCTGGTGGCCACGGCTGCCCCCTTCAAGGTGGCGGACGCGACCGGTTTCAAGCAGCGCCGCTCTGCCAGCCATGGCCCCACGACCCTCGGCGCGCTGTTTCGCCAGCTGACCTCCCGGCACGGTTTTTCACCCCGGGTGGCGCCCGAACTGGACTCGATCCCTGTCCCACATGTCGATCAGTGCAACGAGACCGACATGAGTTTCTTGACGCGCATTGCGCGGCCGCACGATGCCGTCACCAAGCCGCTCAACGAGATGTATGTGCTGGCGCTGCGAGGGCAGGCGAAGTCGCTCTCGGGGAAAATCCTTTCGCCGGTGCGCTTGAGCGTCACCCGGGATAACCGTCCGGGGGATCCGGCGTTCATCTCCGCCAGCATCGATGAGAACGGCCGGGCCAAGCACAAGGGCTGCCAGGCCACCTGGTGGGATTCGGCGGCCGGCAAGGAGCGTGTGGTCAAGTTGGGGCAGACCCCCTTCCAGACCCTGCGCCAGCGTTACCCGGGGGAGGGCGAGGCCCGCAGCGCAGCCCAAGGGGCGATGCGCCGGATCGAGCGCGAAGCGATCAAGCTCAAGCTTGACTGTCCCGGCGACCCGTCGCTGTCGGCCGAGGGGTTGGTGTTGCTGGACAACAGCTGGCCAGCATTCATGCAGGGCACCTGGTCGATCGACAAGGTGACTGCCAGCGGCAGTCGCGAGAAAAACTATCGCTGCATGATCGAGGCAACCTGCCTGGAGCAGCAGCCTTAATTGCCGGGCCTTGCCCGGCATCCTGTTCTCCCGCGTCCTTCTTTTCTACGACTCCGTCCTGTTGCCCGGGCGCCCGTTGCCTGGGCGATCCGTTGTGGCCGCGCCTGATGGTTTCCCATTCACTCAGTTTTGGAGCTTCTTCATGAAGATCACTCCGATCCTCACGCAACTGCGCGATCACTGCCCCGGCCTGGCCAATCAGGTGGCCGTCGGCGTCGATCTCGCGCTGCTGCAAAGCAATACCGCGTTGCCCACCCCCAGTGCCCATGTGACGCCGATCGCCGATCTGGCCAGCCCGAGCACCGGGCAGAACGTCACCCGCCAGGCCATCCGCGACCGCTTTGCGATCACCCTGGTGCTGGATGCCAGCGATGCCCGGCAGGCGCTGGAGCAACTCGAAAGCCTGCGGGCCGAGTTGTGGCGGGCGCTGGTGGGGTTCAAGCCGGGCGCGGACTACAACCCGATCGAATACGACGGTGGCGAGCTGGTTTCGCTCAGTGCCACGCGGTTGTTCTATCAGCTGCGCTTTTTCGCCGAGTTCCAGCTGGGACGCAACCTGGCCAGCCAGCCGGCGGAAACCTGGCGTGAGCGTGAACTGGACGGCCTGCCGTCCTTTACCGGGGTCACGGTGCGGGTCGATGCCATCGATCCGGCGGACCCCAACCTGCAACACCCGGGGCCCGACGGGCGCCTGGAACTGACTTTCTCTGGAGACGTAACGCAATGAGCAAACGCATCACTGTGCTGCCGGCCGCGGGCCGCGCCGTGCCGGACCCCGAAGCCGGCGACCTGCTGCCGCTGGAAGGCCGTGAAGTCGACGACAACGCCTGGTGGCGCCGGCGTCTGGCCGATGGCGATATCACCCTCAAGGCCGCGAAGGCGGCCAAACCACAAGGAGCCAAATAATGGCGATCGGATTCAGCAATATTCCGGCGGACATTCGTGTGCCGCTGTTCTACGCCGAGATGGACAATTCGGCGGCCAATAGCGCGTCTTCGGCCATGCGCCGACTGATCGTGGCCCAGGTCAACGACAACGTCGCGCCGGCCGAAACCGGCAAGCTGGTGCTGGTGTCCAGCGTCGCGCTGGCCAAGAGCATCGGCGGTCAGGGCTCGATGCTCGCCTCCATGTACGAGACCTGGCGCAAGACCGACCCGATCGGTGAAATCTGGTGCCTGCCGCTGCACAACGTCGAAGGCAGCGTGGCCAAGGCCGAGCTGAAGTTCACCGGCACCGCCAGCGAAAGCGGCGTGCTCAACCTGTATGTCGGTGGTGTGCGGGTTCAGGCCGCCATCGTCAATGCCGCCACCGCGGCGCAGGCCGCCAGCGCGCTGGCGCTGAAAATCAACGCCGCCGCCGACCTGCCGGTGAGCGCCGCCGCGGTCGAAGGCACCCTGACCCTGACCGCCAAGTGGACCGGCGACAGCGCTAACGACATCAGCCTGCAGCTCAACCGCCTGGGCAAGAGCAATGGCGAAGAAACCCCGGCTGGCTTGAGCGTGACGGTCGGCAAAATGGCCGGCGGCGCCGGCGTGCCGGATCAGGTCGCTGCCCTGGCGGCCCTGGGCGATGAACCGTTCGAGTTCATCTGCATGCCGTGGACCGACACCGCGACCCTCAACGCCTGGCAAGCCGTCATGGATGACAACACCGGTCGCTGGTCCTGGGCCAAGCAACTGTTCGGTCATGTCTACAGCGCCAAGCGCGGTACCGTCGGCACCCTGGTGGCGGCCGGCCAGGCCCGCAACGACCAGCACATCACCATCCAGGCCCTGGAGCCGGGCGTACCGCAACCGTTCTGGGTGCAGGCCGCCGCACTGGCCGCGCGCACCTCGGTGTTCATCTCCGCCGATGCCAGCCGTCCGACCCAGAGCGGCAGCCTGCCGGGTGTCGATCCGGCGCCGGCCAGCGAGCGTTTCACCCTGACCGAGCGTCAGTCGCTGCTCAGCTACGGCATCGCCACCGCCTACTACGAAGGCGGTTACGTGCGCATCCAGCGTTCGATCACCACCTACCAGAAGAACGCCTACGGCCAGGCCGACAACTCCTACCTGGACAGCGAAACCATGCACCAGTCGGCCTTTATCGTGCGCCGCCTGCAAAGCGTGATCACCAGCAAGTACGGGCGCCACAAACTGGCCGCCGACGGTACCCGCTTCGGTGCCGGCCAGCCGATCGTGACCCCGAGCACCATCCGCGGCGAGCTGATCGCCCAGTACGCCAAGCTGGAACTGGAAGGCCACGTGGAGAACGCCGAGCTGTTCGCCGAGCACCTGATCGTCGAGCGCGACAGCCAGGACCCGAGCCGGGTCAACGTGCTGTTCCCGCCGGACTACATCAACGGCCTGCGAGTGTTCGCGCTGCTCAACCAATTCCGTCTGCAGTACGACGCGGCGGCCTAAGCCGAGCCTCTTTCACTGCGCTTTTCCAGCCCGCCTCGCGCGGGCTCATTTTTTGGGAGAAACACCATGGGTCAACTGATTGCGGGCACCTGCTACGTCAAAGTGGACGGCGCTCAACTGACCATCAACGGCGGCTGCGAAGCACCGCTGATGTCCGTGAAACGGGAAACCATCGTGCCGGGTTTCTACAAGGAAACCGACATTGCCCCGTCCTTCAAGGTCACGGCGCTGCACACCCCGGACTTCCCGCTCAAGCAGCTGGTGGCCGGTTCCGACATGACCGTCACCTGCGAATTCAGCAACGGCAAGGTCTACGTCCTGGCCGGCGCCTACCTGGTGGAAGAGCCGGTTTCCAAGGGTGACGACGCGAGCATCGAACTGAAGTTCGAAGGCATCAAGGGGACCTGGCAATGAGCGATAGCGTAAAGCTGCGTGTGGCCATCGAAGCCCACGGCGAACCGCTGACCGAACTGACCCTGCGCCGCCCGACGGTGCAGGAAGTGCGGGCGATCAAGGCGCTGCCGTACAAGATCGACAAGAGCGAAGAAGTCAGCCTCGACATGGACGTCGCGGCCAAGTACATCGCGGTCTGTGCCGGCATTCCTCCGTCCTCGGTCAACCAGCTGGACCTGGCTGACCTCAACGCCCTGAGCTGGGCGGTCGCGAGTTTTTTCATGAGTGCGGCATCGGAGCCATCAGCGACCTGATCGCGGTTGCCTATGACCTGGCCTGGTTCTGGAAGGTTGACCCCGAACAGATGATGGCCAGGCCACTGGATGTGCTCCGGGAGTCCCTGGAGCACGCGCAACGGATCAATGCGATGCAGCAGGTGCAGTGATGGCGAACATCAATCAAAGCTTGAATCAGACGAGCATCAAACAGCGCCTGAGCGTGACCCATGTGCAGACCACGGTGAACATGCTGGTGGTCATGCAAGGCATGCAGAAACTGGACGCCGAGCTGGGCGAGGTTCGTTCGAAAGTCAGCAACTTCAAGAAAAGCATCGAAGACAGCGGCCTGGGCGGGCTGGATTTTTCCGGCCTGATCAAGGGCGGTGGCCTGGCCGCGCCCTTCGTGGCGGGGGTCAATTCCGCCATCGAATTCGAGAACCAGGCGGCGCGGGCCAAGCTGGTGGCGCAGGGCATCGAACCGCCCAAGGATGTGCTGGGCGAGACGGGCACCAACCTGAAGGCCTTCAGCGACAGCGTCGACGATATTTCGCAAAAGTTCGGCAGCGCGCTGCTGCCGGCGGTCAACTCGGTAGTGACCGCCGTGCAACCGCTGCTGGGCTTTGTGGCGAAGGTCATTGAAAGCAACCCGCAGCTGGTCCAGGGCCTCGCCGCCGGCACCTTGGCTTTCACCGCGATCCGCGGCGCCATGACCCTGGCTTCGTCCGCCGTGACCCTGTTCAGCAGCGGCCTGCTGGCCTCGCCCATCGGCCTGGTCGCCCTGGGGATCGCGGTGGCGGCTGGCCTGATCGTGGCCAACTGGGAGCCGCTGTCGGCGTTTTTTGTCACCCTCTGGGCAAGCATCAAGGACGCCGCCACGCAACTGATGGCGGGGTTGAGGACTGTCTTCGGCTGGACCCCGCTGGGAGTGGTGATCGCCAATTGGGGATCGATCACCGGCTTTTTCGCCGGTCTCTGGGAACAGCTCAAGACGATGGCCGCGTCAGTGGTCGACTTCTTCAAGCAGGTGTTTTCCTGGACGCCGTTGGGGCTGGTGATTGAGAACTGGACGCCCCTGAGCGGCCTGTTTTCGGCGCTCTGGGAGTTGCTCAAGGCGTTGTCCGTTCCGGCGATGGATTTCCTCAAAGGCCTGTTCGACTGGACGCCGTTGGGGATGGTGATCAACAACTGGGGAGCGATCAGCGGCTTCTTCGCTTCGCTCTGGGCTGACCTGCAAGGTCCGGCGCAACGGGTCAAGGCCTTCTTCATCGGGCTGTTCGACAGCTCGCCGCTGGGGCTGGTGATCAATAACTGGGGCGCCATCAGCGCCTACTTCGCTTCGCTCTGGGCCGGCCTGCAAGGTCCGGCGCAACGGCTCAAGGCCTTCTTCATCGGGCTGTTCGACAGCTCACCGCTGGGGCTGGTGATCAACAACTGGGGCGCAATCAGCGCCTACTTCGCTTCGCTCTGGGCCGGCCTGCAAGGTCCGGCGCAACAGGTGAAGGACTTCTTCGTCAGGTTGTTCGATACCTCGCCACTGGGGATGGTGATCAACAACTGGGGTGCCATCAGCACCTACTTCGACTCCATCTGGGCCACCCTGAAAAGCGCGGCACAGGTCATCAAGGACTTTTTTGTCACCCTGTTCGAGTGGTCGCCCGTGGGGCAGGTCATCGCCAACTGGCAGCCCATCAGCGACGTGTTCGCGGCCCTCTGGGAGGTGTTGAAAGCCCTGGCGGCGCCGGCCATCGAGTTTATGCGCGGTATGTTCGAGTGGTCGCCCCTGGGGCAGATCATCAAGAACTGGGAGCCGATCACTGAGTGGTTCAGTGGCCTGTGGCAACGGCTGCAGGCGGTGATCGCGCCGATCAGGGAACTGTTCGACGGTGGGTTCGCCGGCTTCGTCGCTCGCGTCACCGGCAAGGTGGAAAACCTCACCGAGGCGCAGCGGCAAACCAATGCCGAAGGCAAAGGTGCGCTGGCGCCGGCGTTTTTCGGTGGTGGCCAGCCGGCACCGGGTTCTTCGGCGCTTTCCGGCAGCCTGCCGCAAAGCTCCACCTCGCTGCTGCAACAGAGCGCGGCCAACAACCGCACGCAATTGCAGGGCGGGTTGACGGTGAGCTTCGAAAACGCCCCGGCGGGCCTGCGTACCAGCGCGCCGCAAATCAACCAACCCGGCGTGGCGCTGTCGTCGCGTGTCGGCTATCGCTCACTTTCGCTAGGAGGTTCCAATGAGCTGGCGTGATCGTTTGTTGCCGGCGTCGTTTCGTGGCGTCGGGTTCTGGGTCGACCAGGCGAAAACCCCGGTCGGCCACAAGGGCCAGTTGCACGAGTACCCGCAGCGTGACCTGCCGTTCTACGAGAGCCTGGGGCGGCAGGCGCGGACCCACGACCTGACGGCGTTCATCGTCGGCGCCGATTGCCTGGAGCAGCGCGACAAGCTGCTCCAGGCGCTGGAGCAGGGCAGTGGCGAACTGGTGCATCCGTGGCTGGGGCGCCTGCAGGTCAAGGTCGGTGAATGCGAGATGACCCAGAGCCGCCAGGACGGCGGCCTGGTGACCTTCACTCTGAAGTTCTACCCCGACCAGCCGTTGCAGTTCCCCAGCGCCACGGTCAACACCCGTCAGCTGTTGCTGGTGTCGGCCGACAGCCTTATCGGCTCGGCGGTGCGCCGCTTCGAGGAGGCCATGACCCTGGTCAAGGCCGCGCGCATCGGCATCGCCGATCTGCGCAACAGCCTCAAGGAGGTCTACCAGACCATCGAGCAGGAGCTCAAGCCGCTGATCGACACCTACCGCGATCTCAATCTGCTGGTGCGGGCGATCAAGGACTTGCCCAAGGAAGTCAGCGCCGAGTTCAAGGGCTTGCTGGGGGACATCAAGGACCTCAAGGACTATGCGCGCAACGGTTATCGCGGCGTGCTGGCCAACGTTTCGCAGCAGGTCGAGGCGGTGAAGAAGATCGACACGCCGAAACTCACCACCGGCAAGGACACCACCGCCGCGGCGCAAGCCATGGCGGACCTGGTGCAGGACGCTGTGCTGGTGCGGATCGCCCAGGCCGTGGCATCGCTGCCGGTGGCGACCCCGGCGGTCAAGCTGAGCGGCACGCCGTCGCTGGCCAAGCAGGCAATCCAGCCGGTGACCCGTGCGGAAGTGCCGGTGGCCGATGAGGTGCTGGCGCTGCGCAACGCGATCAACGAGGCGATCTGGCAGGCGGCGGAAAAAGCCGACGCTGTGCACTACGAGGTGCTCAACGGCTTGCGCCAGCTGGTCTACGGCCACCTCACCGCGGTGGCTTCGTCCGGTGTGCGATTGGTGGTGAAGAACCCGATGCAGAGCCTGCCGACGGTGGTGCTCGCCTACCGGTTGTTTGGCGACGCCACCCGGGCACCCGAAGTGCAGCAGCGCAACGGCGTGGCCCATCCCGGTTTCCTGCCGCCGACCAACGTCAAAGTGGCGGGGGAGTGAGCCATGAGCAACTTCGATAACCGGGTGCTGTTGACGGTGGACGGCCAGGATTACGGCGGCTGGAAAAGCGTCGAAATCAGCGCCGACCTGGAGCGGCAGTTTCGCACCTTCAAGCTCGACGTGACCTGGCAATGGCCCGGGCAGACCCTGGACCAACGGATCCGTCCCGGCGCCAAGTGCCAGGTGCGCATCGGCGCCGACCTGTTGCTCAGCGGCCATGTGTTCAAGGCGCCGATCAGCTATGACGGTCGACAGATCGGCCTGAGCATCGAGGGCAGCTCCCTGACCCAGGACCTGGTGGATTGCGCGGCGATCAACCAGCCCGGCCAATGGCGCGAACAGAGCCTGTTGAAAATCGTCCAGGCCCTGGCCGCGTCCTACGGCGTTGGTGTAGTCAGCGAGATCGCGGAAACCACGCGCTTGAGCAGCCACAGCATCGTGCCCGGGGAAACCGTGTTCCAGTCCATCGACCGCCTGCTGACGTTGTTCCGGGTGTTCTCCACCGACGACGCCGAAGGCCGGGTGCTGTTGGCCCGGCCGGGCAGCGGCGGGCGCGCGGTGGATGTGCTGGAGCTGGGCCAGAACATCCTTTCGGCCAGTGCGCCGATGGACTTCAGCCAGGTGTTTTCCGAGTACCGGGTGATCGGCCAGCACAAGGGCAACGACCAGAAAAGCGGCGCCGCGGTCAGCGAAGTGTCGGGCGTGGCCAGCGACAGCACGGCCAAGCGCAAGCGGGTCACGGTGATCAACGAGCCGGCCCAGCTGACCCAGGAGCTGGCCCAGCAACGGGCCGACTGGGAAAGCGCCATCCGTACCGGCAAGGCCCTGACCAGCACCTACAAGGTGCAGGGCTGGCGCCAGAGCAACGGCGAGCTGTGGCGCCACAACACCCTGGTGCGGGTGATCGACCCGGTGCTGGGTTTCGACCAGGACCTGCTGATTTCCAAGGTCACCTACTCGCTCTCCGAGCAGGGCTCGATCACCACCCTGCAGGTGGCGCCGCCCCATACCTTCGACGCCAGCCCCGTGCCCCCCAAAACCTGACGTCGTTCCCCTTATGCATGTGTGGGAGCGAGCTTGCTCGCGATAGCGCTCCGCCTGACACCCCGTGCTGCCTCCATCGCGAGCAAGCTCGCTCCTACAGAGGTCAAGGAAAAACCATGAGCCTACTGACACGCCTGTTGGCGCGCGGCACCGTCGTGCTCGCCAACTCGGCCAACAAACTGCAATCGCTGCAAATGCGCCTGACCGCCGGCGAAGTGAACGACGACATGGAGCACTTCGAACCCTACGGCTTCACCAGCAACCCGCTGGCCGGCGCCGAAGGCATCGCCACCTTTCTCGGCGGCGATCGTTCCCATGCCGTCGTGCTGGTGGTCGCCGACCGCCGTTTTCGCCTCAAGGCCCTGGCCCCCGGCGAAGTGGCGATCTACACCGACGAGGGCGACAAGATTCATTTCAAGCGCGGGCGGATCATCGACATCGAGACCGCCACGCTCAATATCCGCGCCAGCAGCGCGGTGCACATCGACACCCCGACCCTGACCCAGACCGGCAAGATCGTCTCCCAGGGCGATCAGGTCGCTGGCGGCATCAGCCAGATCCAGCACGTGCATGGCGGCGTGCAGTCGGGTAGCGGGCAGACCGGCGCGCCGGCGGGAGGCCAATGATGTTCATCAGCCAAGACCTGCATCGCGCACTGACCCGTGCCGTGCTGATCAGCCTGTTCACCTGGCGCCGCGCGGCGGACGACGACCCGCTGGATGACGAGGAGCGCTTCGGCTGGTGGGGCGACAGTTTCCCCACCGTGGCCGACGACCGCATCGGCTCGCGGTTGTGGCTGCTGCGGCGGGTCAAGCTCACTCGCCAGACCCAGCTCGACGCCGAGTTCTATGCCCGCGAAGCCCTGCAATGGCTGATCGACGATGGCCATTGCAGCGCCGTCGAGATCATCAGCGAACGTCTCGACGACCAGCGCCTGAACCTGCGCACGACGCTGGTCCTGGCCAACGGTGAGCGCCTGGACATCAACCCCGATAACAGTTGGCAGGTGACCTATGCCCTTTGATACCCCTTCGCTGCCGGTGCTGATCAAGCGCACCCAAAGCGACCTGGCCAGCGATGCGCTGCGCCAGTCCGATGCGCAAGTGCTGGCCCGCGCCCTCGGTGGCGCCGCCTATGGCCTCTACGGCTACCTGGACTGGATCGCCGATCAGATCCTGCCGGACAAGGCCGACGAGTCGACCCTGGAACGCATCGCCGCGCTGCGCCTCAACCAGCCACGCAAGGCCGCCCAGGCGGCCAGCGGTTCGGTGAGCTTCAGCGCCGCGGCGGGCGCCGTACTGGACGTCGATACCCTGCTGCAGGCCAGTGACGGCCGCACCTACAAAGTCACCGCCGCCCGCACCACCAGCGCCGGCAACAACAGCACCACCATCCAGGCCCTCGACGCCGGCACCCTGGGCAACGCCGAGGCCGGCCTGGACCTGATCCCGGTGCAACCGATCCAGGGCATCGGCAACAGCTTCACCGTGCTCGCCCCCGGCCTGAGCGGCGGCGTCGCCGCGGAAAGCCTGGAATCGCTGCGCGCGCGGGTGATCCGCTCCTACCGCATCATCCCCCACGGCGGCTCGGCCCAGGACTATGAAACCTGGGCGCTGGAGTGCCCGGGGATTACCCGCGCCTGGTGCCGTGGCAGCTACCTGGGGCCGGGCACCGTGGGCCTGTTCGTGATGCGCGACGACGATGCGCAACCGATCCCGAATGCCGAGCAACTGGCGGAGGTAAAGGCCTACATCGAACCGCTGCGCCCGGTGACGGCCGAGTTGCATGTGCTGGCGCCGCAGCAGTCGCCCGTGACCTACAGCCTGCGGCTGTCGCCGGACACCAGCGCGGTGCGCGCGGCGGTCGAGGCGCAGTTGCGCGATCTGCACAACCGCGAGGCCGGCCTGGGCGACACCTTGTTGATCAGCCATATCCGCGAGGCCATCAGCAGTGCCGCCGGCGAGAACGATCACCGGCTCAGCGCGCCGGCCGCGGATGTCCCCGCCGCCAGTAACCAGTTGCTGACGTTCGGAGGTTGCGTATGGCTGGAGTAAGAACCGCCGCGCAGTACCAGAGCCAACTGCGCAGCCTGCTGCCCAGCGGCCCGGCCTGGGACCCGGAGCGGGTGCCGGAACTCGAGGAGGTGCTCGAAGGCGTCTCCCAGGAACTGGCCCGCCTCGACGCCCGCGCCGCCGACCTGCTCAACGAAATGGACCCGGCGGGCGCCAGCGAGCTGGTACCGGACTGGGAACAGGTGATGAACCTGCCCGATCCCTGCCTGGGTGCGACCCCGCTGTTCGACGACCGCCGCCTGGCCGTGCGCCGGCGGCTGCTGGCCGTCGGCAGCCAGGCGCTCGCCTACTACATCGAGATCGCCCGTAGCCAGGGGTATCCGAACGCCACCATCACCGAGCACGAAGCCCCGCGCATGGGCCGCGCACGGTTTGGTGACGCGCATTTCGGCACCTGGCAGGCGCAATTCATGTGGACGCTCAACACCGGTGGACGACTGCTCCTGGGCCGGCGCTTTGGCGCGAGTTACTGGGGCGAACGTTTCGGCATGAACCCGGGCTCCGCCCTGGAATGCCAGATCCACCGCAGCGCACCGGCCCATACGCGGGTGCACATCAATTATGACTAGGGGATAGACCGATGGATTATCCGAAGAGTGTGCCCAGTGCCGGGTTGGTCAACGGCAGGTTCGTCGATGAGAACCCGCTGACCGGCACCCCGGGATCGCTGATTCCGGCGGACTGGGGCAATGGGGTGACCCAGGAACTGCTGGCCGTGATCACGGCGGCTGACCTGACACCCAGCGAGGCGAACCTGACGCAGCTGCTGAGCGCGATCCGCAGCATCAGCCGCAAGAGCGCGGGGCTGGGCATTCAGCGCTTTACCGCCAATGGCAGCTTCACCGTGCCGGAGGGCGTGACGAAGATCTGGCTCAGTGGGTGTGCGGGTGGGGGCGGTGGTGGCGCCTGCCCGGGAGGCACGAGTGCGACGTCTTCCGGTGGCGGCGGGGGCGGTGCCGGGCAGCCGGTTATCCGCTTTCCTGTCACCGTGACGCCGGGGCAGGTCATCCCTGTGGTGATCGGCGCGGCCGGGGTGGGTGGCAATGGCGCGGTATTGGCGACCAGTGGGGGCAATACATGGGTCGGTACAGCTGGCTCCCTGTTGTCGCTGTCTGGCGGGAATGGAGGTCCCCCTGGGGTCAATCTCTCTGGTTATGTGCCAGGTCCTCCAGGAGGTAATGGCTTTCCGGCAGGGGGTGATGCTACGGATGTCTCGCCCAATACTGTTGCCGGTATAGGAGGGGCAGGGGCCAGCGGGCCATTCGGTGCTGGTGGAGGTATCGCAAGGTCGGGTACGTCCTCCGGGATTGCAGGTAAGCCGGCCTTTGGCTATGGCGCTGGAGGCAGTGGAGCTGGAGGCTACTACATTGCGGGTTCCGGCCTTGCACAACCTGGCGGGAACGGCGCCCCAGGTTTCATGCTGATCGAGTGGTGAACACATGAGCAAACAAGTTCTTTATTGCGTGACATCGGGGACGGTCATCGAGTGGCAGGACACTGAAGTACTGGCCTATGCGGCGACAGCCGAGGGCAACAGAGTCCTGCAGGTGACGGCCGAGCAATGGAAGCAGAAGGAGACACTGCACTACGTCTTCGATGGCGAACTGACCAAGGTCGGACAGCCATCGCCTTCGCACGCCCACAGGTGGGACGGTGTTCAATGGACGCTCGACGCCGAGCAGGCGAAACAGCTGGAGCAGGAGGAAGGCGCACGGCTTTGTGCGCTGCTCGATTCTGCCGCCGACAAGGTTCGTCTCGTGATCGTTGGCGATCCGCTGCGAACCTTGGAGTACGAAAGAGCTGCCACGCAGGCGCAATCCTTCAAGGACGCCGGTTACCCAGCCAAAGCTGTCCCGCTGTTCGTGAGTGCCTGGGCCGTCAAGGGGCGAACGGTCGAAGAGGCTGCCGAGGATATTCTGCGTAAATCCGCCGATTTCAATGACCGTTTGTTGACCCTGCGCACCCTGCGCTTGAAGGCTAAGGAAAAGATCAGGGCGCATGTTGCCAAGGGCAAGATGGAGCAGGTCAGGGCCGTAGCCGACGGTGCAGTCCAGGCGATTCACAACTGCGTACAGTCTTGAACGTTAAACCTCTTCTAAAGGTTGTCCTTTTCTGACCTGGATCGGACAGCCCTCCCTGACGCCCACGAATCCAGTGGGTGTTTTCATTTTCACTCAAGGATCCCGGTCTGACAGAGCGGGAGGACAACGGTATGGATTATCCAAAAAGTATCCCCAGCGTCGGGCTGGTCAATGGCTGGTTTGTCGACGAGAACCCGCTTCTCGGAACGCCGGGCTCCTTGATTCCCGCTGCCTGGGGCAACGGGGTGACGCAAGAAATCCTGAATGTCATCAAGGCTGCCGGCCTGGCACCGGACGAAGCGAAAAACGACCAGTTGGCGCTGGCGATCGCAGCCCTGGTCGACTTCACCAGGCTGAAGAACACCCCAACCACCTTGAGCGGATATGGCATCACTGATGCCGGTGGGCGCTTGTTGGCGGTGAAGCAGTTCGACACCGTCGGCGTCACGGTCTATCGCCCCAACCCCAAGGCCAGGCGTATTCGGGTCCGCCTGGTCGGTGCGGGAGGCTCCGGTGCCGGTTGTCCGCCGGTAGCGGCCACTTATCAAAGCCTGGGCGGTGGCGGAGGGGCTGGCGCCTATGCGGAGAGTCTTTACGACGTGACTCCGGAAATGTTGGCGGGTGTACCCATCACACTGGGTGCCGGTGGGGCCGCTCGAACCAGTATGGGGGCCGCGGGAGGTGCTGCGTCGTTTGGCAGCCTCATGAGCGCCGCTGGGGGAGGAGGGGGGCAGATTCTGACCTTCGTGTCGAACACACCAGGGTTTGTCCAGGGCGGCATGGGCGGCCAAGTCGTAACGGGTGGCAACCTTGCCAATGCGCGTGGTGCAACGGGTGGTTATGCGATGAGCAATCCCAATTGGGGCCTGCTTTCTGGATGGGGAGCCGCCAGCCCGTTCGATGGCGGCGGCCCCTTCAACGGGGTGAATGGCAATGGCAATGCGGGTCAGCGAGGTTCCGGCGGCAGTGGCAGCTGCTCAAGCAATCCATCTGCTTCGTATGTGAGTGGCTCCGGCGGCAATGCCTTTTGTGAAATCTGGGAGTACGAATAATGGCCCTCTATGCACGAGTCGAAGACGACGTTGTCGTTGAGCTGATCGAGACCGGTAGCTTCATGATTTCCCAGCTGTTTGCCGCGGACTTTCTCGGCTCGATGGTCGCTGTCCCTGAAGGCGTCGAGGTTGAGTTGGGGAAGCCGATCCCCCTTCCCGAACAGGTTGCGCCGCTTTCCCCCGTGGTGGACGTGGCGGCGGCAGTGGTGCTTGGTCCCGAAGTGCGGGGCAAGGCGACTGACGAGGATGCTCCAGGCCAGGAGCGCAACTGGCGCCAATCGATGCTATCGACCAGCCAATGGCTGGTGACCCGCCATCGTGATGAACAGGAACTGGGACGGGGCACGACGCTGACGGCGAAGCAGTATCTGGAGTTGCTCGAGTATCGCCAGGCACTGCGCGATTGGCCGACCTGCGAAGGCTTTCCCGAAGCCGCTGGCCGACCGCCGGCTCCAGTGTGGTCAGTGAGCTTTTTTTAATACGGCTGAGGGCTTGAGTCAGCCGCATATCTATCTACAACGCCTATCAATAAAAAACGTCCGCCCGAGCGGACGTTTTTATTTTGGGTGCGTGCTGTTGGTCGCTGCATGACATCAGTCCGCGGACGGGCCAACGGAATTTATTATCAGGAGCAGGCATTGGATTATCCAAAGAGTGTGCCCAGCGTAGGGTTGGTTAATGGACAGTTTGTTGATGAGAGTCCTATCGCAGGTTCGCCGGGATCGTTGATTCCGGCAAGTTGGGGGAATGCTGTCACCGAAGAATTATTGAGTGTGATTAGAGCGGCTGGGTTGAATCCTAATGAGAGTATGAATGATCAGCTCCTGGCGGCTTTGCGTGGTAAAGAACTTTTTGACACGGCAGTGCAGTTTGATTCAAGTAAGAAAGTAGCAACCACCGAGTTTGTAAGTAGAGCTCTCGGATCGTTTGCGGGAAGCCGGGGAGTTACGGCGGCTACGGAACTTACGGTCGCAGATATAGGTTGGTCAATTGGCCTGGGAGGGGTGACGGGTTATACCGTTACTTTGCCTGAGGTAGGCAGTGTACCCGCCGGTGCTGTCATAAGCCTTCATAATCGAAATGGAGCTGTTATAACTGTAGCGGGTAAATCAAATGGGCAGATCAGCCCACAAAGAAGCTCATTAAACTCCATATCCATGAGTGCAGGGGAGAGCGCGTCCTTTGTAAAGGAAGGGAGCTATTGGGTTGTTTATGGTACCGCAGCGCTGAAGTATTCCAGTGCGTTCTCCAACCTGTTGGCAACATCAGGGTATCAGCGATTGCCTGGGGGGATGATTTTACAATGGGGAAGTGCACTGGCCATGCCTAATGACGGGAATGACGGTGGTTCTGCTGGAGTTGATCTCTACGTGACATTTCCTATGGCTTTTTCCAATGCATGTTTTTCTGTTTTAGGTACACATGTGGGGCATAAACCGAGTCTATCCATAATCATGCGTAATATCTCCAAGACCCGATTTACTGCAGAAAGTCCAGATATGAATCCGCAAGCTTTTAACTATATAGCCGTTGGCTGTTGAGGTGCTCAAATGATTTATTCTGCGACTACGGGTGGCTTTTATGAGGCGGGCTTTGCGCCCGGCGATGGGGTTGAAATTTCCAGTAGTGAATACGCTGTACTGCTTTATGGGCAGGCCAATGGGAAGTTCATAGCGGCAGATCAAGCTGGATGCCCTGTGTTAGTTGACCCTCCGTTGCTTTCTCCAGTCACTCTTGCAAAAAAAGAACGAGAGTGGCGTGATCTTCGTCTTTATGAAACTGATGCTCTTATAGCCAGGCATCGTGATGAGCTGGAATCTCAAGCCGCCACCACCTTGTCCGATGCGGACTACAGCGCTTTACAAGCCTACCGTTGTGATTTGCGCAACTGGCCAAAATCCCGAAAGTTTCCTGCCGTCGCGGACCGCCCCGTGTTGCGAATGACCTCCAGCACTACTACAGGGGCTGCGGTGAAAAGGAAACGGGTCAGGAAACCGCTGCAAGCGACCGAGTCTGCTTGAGCCTTTTATCTCGGTATCTGGCTTTGCCGAAGGCTGGGGTTCTTTATTTAAATTTGTATGAGGGCTAGACAGTGGACTACCCAAAGAGTGTGCCGAGTGCTGGTTTGGTAAACGGAAGTTTTGTCGATGAAAACCCCCTCACGGGTATGCCAGGGTCTTTGATTCCGGCTGATTGGGGGAATGCTGTTACACAGGAAATTCTGGAAGTTATTCGAGCGGCAGGCGATACGCCGAATGAGTCTGACAATACGCAACTGAAAGCAGCGGTTTCTGGTTTGATTTCAAAGAAACAAAGCGAAAACCTGGCGAATCAGGAAGAGGCGGAAGCCGGAGTCAATACCGCCAAGACGATGTCACCGTTACGCGTGTTTCAGGCCATTGCTAAGAAGGTGGTCCAGGCAACGGAGTCCATCGCGGGTATTGCCAAAGTGGCTTCGCAGGCAGAGGTCAATGCCGGTACAAGTGACACTTCTGTCGTGACTCCTAAAAAGCTTCGATTGGGCTTTCTGGTAAGAATGGGAGCTTCTGGGTACATCGTTTTTCCTTCATGGATGGGGGGGCTGATTATTCAATGGATCACGGGGAGTGCAAGTCAGGCTGCCAATAATGGTTACGGTGAGTACAACCCTTGGCCTCTGGCATTTCCCAATGCGCGTTTTCTTGCAGTTGCCACTCATGAAGGGACAGCTTCTGGAACCTTTCTAACGGTTTGTAACCTTACGGTTGCGAGCAGCCTTACCGGGATCAATGTGCGTTGCCCCGATTGGCCGTCGCAAACTATCGCCGCCCGAGTTATTGGCATAGGGTATTGAATATGTATTACTTTTCTCCCGAAACTTTCGGTTTCTACAACTCAGAACTGCACGGGAAAAATATTCCAGTAGATGCCTTCGTGATCAGTGATGAAGACTATGAGTCACTGGTAATAGAGGCACTGCCTGGTACCGTTTTATCCCTGAATAGCAAAGGTTTTCCCGAACGTATTTCCTTCGATTCCCAAAACACTTCTGAGGTCGAAAGGGCCTGGCGTAACAAGGTCCTTGAGTCGACTCAGTGGCTGGTTATTCGTGACAACGAAGAACTGGAAATGGGTGAAGGGACGACGCTGAATACCGAACAGTTCAAGGAGCTGCTGGCTTATAGGCAGGCGTTGCGGGACTGGCCTTCAGCTGCTGACTTTCCGGACGCTGAATATCGACCTGTCGAGCCAGCCTGGCTTGAAAGTGTTCTCCAGGAGCGTAAATGACCCTGTTTGTTCTGAACGTCCTCGATGCAGAGGAGGTAGACTGAAATGCCTGTCACCCTTGAAATGATTCAACGCATCATGCCCAACGCCCGCTCCCAAGCGGGCGTTTTTGTTTCTGCGCTCAACACCGCCATGGCGCACCGCTATATCAATACCCCCAAACGCATGGCCGCCTTTCTCGCGCAGGTCGGTCATGAGTCGGGGCAGTTGCGTTATGTGCGGGAACTGGGCAATGACCAGTACCTGAGCAAATACGACACCGGCAGCCTGGCGGCCCGTCTGGGCAATACCCCGGAGGCCGATGGCGACGGCCAGAAATACCGGGGCCGTGGTCTGATCCAGGTCACCGGTCGCGACAACTACCGGCAATGCAGCCTCGGACTGTTCGGCGACGAGCGTTTGCTGGCGTTGCCGCAATTGCTGGAACAACCGCAGTGGGCCGCCGAGTCGGCCGCCTGGTTCTGGCAGCAGAACGGCCTTAATGAACTGGCTGACCGCGACCAGTTCAACAGCATCACCCGCCGGATCAATGGCGGCTTGAACGGGCTGGAGGACCGCCTGCAACTCTGGGCGCGGGCTCGGGAGGTGTTATGCCAGCCTTCGGCCTGATGTTGCCGTCTTACCGGGCAATGGCTATCGCCGTGCTGCTGGCCATGGTGGCCGGCGTTGCGGGGACGCTGGCCTGGCAGGTCCAGGAGTGGCGTTTTGGCCGGCAACTGGCGGAGCAGGCCAGGCTGCACGGTGAAGCGCTGAATCAACTGAACCTGGCGGCCGCTGCCCGGCAGCGGGACGAACAGGACAAACGCCTGGCCCTGGAGCAACAGCTGCAAGCCAGCGACCAAACCCATTACCGAGCCTTGAGCGATGCCCAACGTGATCAAGGTCGCCTGCGCGACCGTCTTGCCACTGCTGATCTGCGCCTGTCAGTCCTCCTCGACGCCCACGACAGCGCCGCCGGCTGTACAGTGCCTGCCACCGCCGCCACCGGCGGCCTGGTTCATGGAGCCCCGCGAGCCCGACTTGACCCGGCGCATGCTCAACGAATTGTCGGCATCACCGATGCCGGCGACCGGGGACTGATCGCCCTGCAGGCCTGTCAGGCCTATGTCAGGGCGCTAGGCCGCTAA